TTTCTTCGGCCTTGTTCTTAAGAACCTGCCCAAGAAGACTAGCGATTGGCGATATGATTGCCTGCCACATATTAACCAGCACTCACTTTTAGCGTACCGCTGTCATTCCACAGCTGTCCTGCCGATGAAGGATCTGAAGTAGGTAGTCCGGTGAGTTTTACAACCGCACCAGCGACTGTCATATCATTGGCTACTGTCACATCTCCAGATGTATCAACCTTAAAATCAGGACTTGATGAGCTACCTGCGGTAAAAAGACCAACACCTAAATCAGCATCGTTAATCCTGATTCCCGATGTTCCTCCAGTGCCTGTTTCTTCTATGGCTAAGAAGTTGTCTGTATCATCTGAGTACCTAAAAATTGAAGCTGTGCCCCCTCCAGCCGTAAGCTCAATTTTGCTGTTGCTTGCCAGTGAAGAGTTTGAATCAATACGGAGAACAGGAGTAGAACTACTAAGTGTTCCGTAGTTCTGATCTCTAATGTGTACTTCTACTGAGGGTGATGTAGCGTTAAACCCAACTCTTTCTGACGAGTCTATTGTAATCGCGTTAGCATTAGAGTTGTCATCAATTCCTGTTGATGTAAAAGCAGTAAACGTGCCAGCTGCGGGTGTTGATGCACCAATTGTAGTACCGTCAATAGCACCGCCGTTAATATCTACCGTAGAAGTATTATCAAACTTGGTAGAAATTGCAGTCGCAATGTTGTCAAACTCTGTCTCAAACTCTGCTCCCTTGACAACCTTATTAGCGTTACCAGAAGGTAAACTGTCCTTGGCAGCAAAGTCCGTTGTTTTAGTGTAATCAGTCATGTGTTTACCCTATCTAATTAAATATCCTAGTACTGATGCTACAGTTGCGATACCAATCCAAAACACTCTTTCGCCTGCTTTGACAGAATAAGAGTTAGCTAGGACTTCTTCTGTCAACCTTTGAATGTCATCCTCTTGATCGTCTAGACGCTTCTCGTGCCTATCAATGCGCTTGAAAACAGCCAGCATCTGCTCTTCTACACGAGCTATCTGTGATACCGCTTCGGTGAGCTTATCTAGCTTTTGCTCAATACGATCTAATCTATTATCTTCTAGCATTACAGTGTACCAGCTAGTTTAAACAAATCATCCACCTGTTCGTCAGTTAGTCCCAACGCTGGCTGCAAAACAGCAACCCATGCAGAGTTTCTTTCTACTACAGAAGCGTATTCCCACTCAGTAGAAACTTTACTTTTGTTAGGCTCTGGAATTAAGGCAATGCTATCGTCTATTACAGACAGCAACCCTTGCTCTAACAGAGCTAAACGAGCTTGCCGCATAGATACAGTAGTAGTTTCACGCCATATTGTAAGCGCCTCTGCTTTTTCTGCATCGGTTTTTTCTGTTACAGTCCACGTTTGAGTAAAAGCATCATCTGACTCAACCCACTCAAATGAGGTTTTGTGAGTAAGACTGTCGTAAACAGGTTCTTCAACACTGACACGCCGTTTCGCAACACCCGTAGTAGACTCTGGCGTTACTTCTGCAGGCAATACTGCAATAGCATCCCAAAAAGCTCTTGCTCTTTCACCGCCGTTTTGAGCGACAGTTTGCAGGTTTTCATCACTAAAGTCGTTAGTTTGAGTGTTTATCCAGTAGTCAGGAAAACCGTCTTTGGTATACTGCAGCTGTACCTTTAACTGCTGTGGAGATATAATAGTAAACTCGTAGTTAATCATTATAATTACCTAAGATAAAATAATAGTACACGCTGCTCTGTAGTCACTGCCCCCACCACCAAAGGCTCCGGGGTTTCCGCTGGAAGCAGGACTTAAATCGTATGCGTCCATTCCTGTGGCGCGTCGAGATCCGTAAGACGCCTGCTGAGTATTCGACAGTGTGTAACCTGATGGAGCCGTTGCTGTAATTAGGTCATCATCCAAATGCCCCGTGATGTACACAACTTTACCTGATCCTAAAACGTAAGAGGGTGGGTTAGGCATCCCGCTAGTGCCTGTGGCTACAGACCCGTACAAAGATGCTGATGATACTCCACTAAACATTGAAACACAAATAGCAGAGGTCTGTCCACTTCCACCAGTAAACTCAATAGTGTCTGTTCCGTTGTACGTTCCCACAATAACCCCGTAACCAACGCCGAACCTGTCCCAAGCAAGAACAGATGGGCTTGTTAATCCAGTAACAGTAGGCTCAGAACCGAGACTCCCATCACACGAAAAGGCCATCATAACCAAATCACCAGACGTTCTTCCCGATATAGAGGTTAAACTCAAATCAGGAACCATGTTGTTTAATCTGTAAACAGAAGTATTCCTGCTGTGACTCCCTACAAACTCTGGCGCACTGCTTGCTCCGTACCATTCACTAAACGCCATTTGAACGCCAGAAGATTTACCAATCAACGCTCGTATATCAGCATCGTTAATCGCCGCTTGAGTACCGCTAGATCCACCAGCTTCAACGTGAATGTCATTGAGGTCAATTTGACCCGAGCTAGGAAGCGGCATTTTTTAACGCCTCCACCTCAGCCGTAAGCTCCTTAATACTTTCTATTAACAAAGGCACAAGACGTTCATACTGCACGGTCATATAATTCTCACCAGTTACTGACCCGCCTTCTCCATCATCATCAATAGGAGCGAGTCCAATAACTTCAGGCATGACAGATTGCACAGACTGTGCGCTTACGCCTACCTGTCTCTCAGAGCCTTCATAACCCAGTTCACGCGCAGTGTCGTTGTGGGTGTAATAAAAAGTGTCTATTGCTTTTATTTTTTCTAAAGGCGTGTCTATTTTTCCTACAACATCCTTTAGTCTTTCGTCTGAGTAGTAGGCGTAGATGTTAGAAGTAGCCAGTATGCTACCAGTTACCCGCCAGCCGCCAGCATAGGTGTAGCCCGTCTGGGCACCCGCATGGTATAGACCGGTCGCGCCGCCGTGCGTCCCCACGATTATCCAGTGGTTGTTTACGTCGTTGTAGATGCCCGTGGTGGTCCCGTTGTTGTGCATGAAGACCGCACGACCGTTGAGGCTGTAGCCTATGTATCCACCGGTAGCGCCTCCGGAGGAGTGCACGGAGCCGTAGTCACCGCCTCCTGATCCATCCGCAATGTGCGTAATGTTCAGCGACTCCTTCATTCCTTCTTTGTTGTTCTTGCGGATGTAATCGTCTGTGGAGCTAAAGAAAACTGTTTCGCTGTTACGAGTGTCTACGAGGTGGCTCATGTTCAGGTAATCGGCATTTATGTACCGAGCGTTGAAGTCTCCACTAGCATCACGCTTAACTATCGCATTGTTCGTGTTAGAATCGGTTGCCGCGTTAGTGTCTGCGTATGCTGTGTCCCACTGCCCTTGTTTTGTCGTGGTTGGTATGGAGTAATCTGCTGTGAAACTAACAGCTAGAGTACCACTACCCGTGACAGGAGATCCTGAAACTGTAAGACCTGTTGGCGTAGTCATAGCTACGCTTGTAACGGTTCCGGTTCCTGCTATATCTTCCCAAGCAGACCCGTTATACACCTTCATGCCTGCACCACCCGTATTAAAATACAAGGCTCCGGTAGCTAGTGCGTCCCCGTCGTTGTCTAGAGTTGGATCTGACGCTTTTGCGCCTAAGTAACGATCATCAAAATCGTCGTATGATGCAGCTGCGTTAGTAGCGCTGGTTGCCGCGTTAGTTTCGCTAGTAGCAGCATTAGTTGCTGATGTAGCCGCACTTGTGGCGCTGTTAGATGCGTTTGTCTCTGACGTAGCAGCGTTAGTAGCACTAGTGGCTGCGTTTGTTGCTGACGTAGCGGCGTTTGATTCTGATGTTGCTGCGTTGGTTGCACTCGTACTGGCCGCAGACGCTGAAGATGCCGCGTTTGTCTCTGACGTAGATGCAGCAGACGCGCTAGAAGCTGCGTTTGTTGCGCTAGTAGACGCAGAAGACGCACTAGATGCAGCATTGGTTTCGCTAGTTGCTGCTGCTGATTCGCTAGAAGCGGCGTTGGTTGCGCTGGTCGCAGCATTAGTTGCTGATGTAGCTGCGTTAGTTTCACTGGTGGCAGCATTAGTTGCTGATGTAGCTGCGTTAGTTGCACTGGTAGCTGCTTCACTAGCTTTTGTTGTTGCTGTGGTTGCACTAGAGGCCGCACTGGTTGCGCTAGTCGATGCGTTGGTCGCACTCGTAGCAGCACTAGTCGCGCTTGTCGCAGCGGCGGTTGCAGACGTAGATGCCGCACTCGCTTGCGTAGTGGCCGTAGTTGCGCTTGAGGCTGCACTAGTGGCACTAGAGGCAGCTGCGGTAGCGCTTGATGCAGCGTTAGTTTCAGATGTTTCTGCGTTTGTTTCTGCAGTTTCAGCAGCAGTCTCGCTCGTAGCGGCGGCAGACGCACTAGTAGCGGCAGCACTAGCACTAAGCGCAGCTTCAGTAGCACTGTTCGCAGCAGATGCGGCGTCTTGTGCTACTTCGTTGGCAAGCGCGTTGTTGCTAGTTTCAGCGCTTCCACCGTCACCACGATAAATAGGCATAGACTACTCCTGAAACAACAGAAAGAAAAGGGGGCCATTGCGACCCCCTGTGTCAAACTTACTCGTCAGCGATGGCGATGATAAAGCCAGCTTCAGGACGGTAGGTTTCAACGCCGTACAGAGTATCAGCCGTGTACAGAGTAGAGAGGTACTCTTGCTTGTACTGGGTCTGAGAACGTACAGACAACTGCTCTGCCATTACAAGGGCATCCTTGTGGAAGAACATACAACCACGGGTGTCTACAGTTGACGCGGTGTTCTGAGCAGCGACTTCGATGACCGGAGCGTTGCTAGAAACGTATACGTCTACACCGTACAGGTTGCCGATAAGACCAGACTCAACACCACGACCACCAACAAAGTCGGAAGATACATAGCGCTCAATGCCCATGATTGACTTACGAGCCGCAGGTGGGATCACCAAGCAACGACCGTCCATCGGTACATCAGCATCGTCCATGAGCTTGATTGCTTCACGGAGAGCGAGGTCAGTAAAGTTGTCACCAGACGTTACAGTGTCAACAGCGTAAGCAGCGAGGCCGTTGGCACCGTCTACGTAGTAGCTGTTGCTGTTAACCCAATCTGCACCAGTGTTGGCGGGAGACTGAGTACGAGTACCGTCACCGAAACCAGTACCAGCGTTGATAAGGTCAGTGTCAACTTTCAGAGCCAAAGCATAACCAGCATCTTCAGTGTAGAACTGACGCAGAGAGGACAGAGCCTGTACTTCTACGATGTCTTCAATGAGACGCGAGTATTCAAAGTGACGATCAACGTCGATGGTCAACTCTGCTTCGGTGTTAGCGATAATCGTAACCGCAGTGTCAGCCGCTTTTGCGTTGGCATCGCCACGGGTGGGC